GTCTGACGATGTACAAATCATCGGAATCGAGAGAGGTCAGAAAAATATGGCCTTGACAGACTTCTATAAGGGTAAGGCTCGATCTAAGGGTCGCCGACAATCTATGGAAGAGTCCACATGCAGTGACGATTCAGATTCTGAAGATGAACAACTGCAGCTTGGTGATATGGTCGTTTCGATCAATGAAGCAATCAGCTCTGGATTTGAAACCCTAAAGGAGGCTATTAATCCTGTTGATACTGCACCTCGCAAGAAAGTTCACTGGCCAAAGCCAGATGATTCTGACTACGAGGAACTCGTAAGAGAAGTAACACAGAAAGCGCTGAAAAAGTTTCAGAATCAGGAAAGACCTGTTACTCCCCCTGTTTCGGATAAGCCCAAACGAAAGCGAAACAAAAAAACCGAAGACCGCGGTGGTTGAACCCACTAAGGAAGTTCTCCAGATGGCCCAACCTGGTTCGGTGAAAATTCAACTTGACAACGTTAAGTCCAAACTCTACACTGTACGCTGTGATCCTTGTAGGAATGCGGTACATCGAAAGGGAATGGAAACATGTCCACTTAACTGCCCGGATAGGGAAGTCATGAATATGTTCATCAACAATGGAAAGGTTTATCTTGCCAAGCATGCACTGGAATTGCATCCGACAGGGCTGTACGTTGTACGAGCATCGGATAATGCTAAAGTCCCACTACCTCCGCGAGGAGAATGGGTTGAAGAAGCGTATGATTGTGCACATTTTGATGTTTCGAAGTTGAATGGTGCCCTCCCGACTGGCCGAAATATGTCAGTGGGTGCTCCGACCTTGTACGCCCATGTTAATCTCTACTCTCGGAAGAATGGAAAATTCACCGAGGCATGTGGTCAGATCAAGGACGTGAGAAAGGATGATTTCGACGTGAGTTACACGAGTGAGAATGGAGACTGTACTGGTGTGGTGGTTTCTCAAGCGACAGGAGCAATCCTTGGGTTCCACTATTTGGGACGTAAGACGCCTGCGTATAACGCGGCAGTCAAGGTTCCAAAAAACTAGACCATCTCGGCGGTACTGCAGGTTTCGGATATTTACCAGGGTTCCTGCAGCACAAAGCTCTACATTTTAACCGATATAAATCCCTGTTTTTGGAAAGGTATGGGTTGGGAGACTATTATATAACGACTATTAGAAGGTTCCCAATCGCGAAAAATAGGTATCGTCCTGATGACCTTTTCTCCTCTTGGTTTGAAGAAGAGGGAATTGATGTGCATGAGTTACGCAAACGTTTCTCGTTAACTCCTCCTAGTATTGAAAGTGTCTATAAAGATTACTTTAAATATGTGGATAAAGTGCTAGTCACTGTTCCGTATGTTGAGGCTGAGAAAGGAATGCTTTGGTTATGTCAGTTTAAACGTCAGCGGCTTCGTAAGCAATGTATCCTCTACAATTATGATACAGCTGTTACTTACATTGACAGATCCAAATCTGCAACAGCAATTTGGAATACTCATTGTCGTACTAAAGGTGAAGTTTTAGATTCTGAGGACTTTAAAACGTCCTATGTGATCTTCCTTTATCGCTTCCTGCTGGGGGAACCAGCCTTACTACTATGGTTAGCTAATAGGAAAGAGGAGATCCGACCAACTGAAAAGATTGAGCAGCTTGCAATTCGTAGTTTTATTATTGCGTCTGTTTATGCGCTCATTACCAATCATATGGTCAATATGGATCATGATCTTCTTACAGCTACCGAGTGGTTTGAGTATCAGACAGGTATGGGTATGTCTCTATTCAACCAGAATTATGACAAAAAGATGAAACCATTCGAGAATAGACCATTCAAAAAGTTTTACGACGTTAGTAAATGGGATGCTCGTCAACACCATTTTCTCCGACGTTTGGAGATTTTTAGTGTAACTGCTATGTATGGGCAGAACAAAACTAGTTTTTACTGGCTTCTTGGTTCATTAGCGGTACGTGCGAAGGACTTAGGAATGCCGGATTTTCCGGTTTTGGCCCACACGGTTAGAGAGCGTCTACTTGAAAGCGAAACTTTTGGACCAGTGATCTTGCCTCATGGGGAAATTTGTCATAAAGATCGAGGAAAGAACTCGGGTGACGGACGTACAACTGGACAGAATGTTGGATGTCACAAAATCATGGCATTCACCGCCGGTGGTCGGCTCTATGATGAGTTAGACGATTACCTGGCAACGAACCTTGATGATGAGACGGGTGACGATAAGATATGGGCCGGCGATGTCGAGTCAGATTTTGAAGAACAGGTCAAAGTTCTCAAAGAGTACGGTTATGAATTGGATGTACACCATTGTGAGTCCTTTTATGATTTGGAATATTTGAGTACAAAACCTATCAAAATTACTCATTTCGGCAACGAGTACATTGTCCCACAAGTGAACTCCCAAAAGGTGATTGCAGCACTGTGTGACAAATTGGAAAAACGAGATAAGGATACTGACTATATGCGACTAGTAAGTGCAAAGATCTTATGTTATTGGACTAAAGATTATCCGATAGTAAAGGCGGTTGAGCAAAAGTTCCTTCAATTGAACCCGGATATGATTAGGTCTCGTCTCAATAAAACTGACGATTTCATTCTTGAGATGTACATCGGTCACTTTGAAAAGTTAACGCCGCATCCTGAGTTTATGGACTTTCTCGAGGATGTAGCTTCGGAGTATTGTGGTACCGTTTAAATTATCAGCCACAAGAAAGAAACTTTCGGGCGAATACCTAAGAAAAGCTCGAGTGTTTTGGATTTAGATTGTAACGGCTTACAACTACCACGGTCAGTACTGTGGTCCTGGCTGGTCAAACGGTCAGTATCAAGAGTCTGTTTGTGGTGACGCAGAGCCTATCGACGACTTCGACAAGTCTTGTCGGAAACACGATTGTGATTACGCTGAAGGCCGAGATTTAGCCGACGCTGATTTAGAGTTTGCATTAAACTCCTTCGATTATAATTACCCTAAAACCTGGCTTGCATCAGGTCTAGTTGGAGCGCAAGGAATTGCCCGTACAATAGGTCTAATGGCACGCAAGAAGAAAGGAGGAAAGAAGGTGGAAACTATCACCGTTGTGAAACCAGCCCAAGCGCATCATGGTGGTGCGAAGAAGCGAAAACGAAACCGCAAGAAGAAAGGGAAGGGAAATGGAGCGAGAGAGCTGCCAGCAGCATTTTTGCCTCGAATGCCCAAGATGCGAACTCCCAAGATTCGCATGGGAAACAATTCGGCAATTATGTCTGGAAAGGAGCTACTGGCAACAGTCTCGGTACTGTCTACTACCAAAATTGGAGACGTGCTAAACAGGACTGATGTCGTACCCTCTGTACTGCAGTATACCCGTTTACAATACCTTGCCCAAGTCTTCGAAAAATGGTGGCCAGTGCGTTGGAAGATAACATGGAACCCGCAACAAGGAACTAATGTTGCTGGAAACGTGATCATGTATTACGATCCTGATGTCTCTGACGCGCAAACCTCCGGATTTCAGCAGGCAGCAAGAGCTATGACTGCAAATGGTGTGGATTTGGCAATCTGGGAGAAAGGGAAGTTTTTGAATTGTACGGTTGAGAAGAAAAATTCGGACTTCTATACAAGTGACGGGACAGATTTACGCTTGTCTAGAGCCGGATACTTTTCCCTAGTCTCTAACACTGACTTCACCTCCAACATGACGATTGGCACGTTGACTTTGGACTATGAGATTCATTTTTACAAGCCAATCCTAGAAGGAATTGCCTCACAGCCGATGTCTGCAGCCGGAGCTTGCCTTTTTAATAGTCAAACTGGTTCCTCACCTGCAGGGACTTCAGTGACTAACATTGCGAATTACGACATTCCAATAAGTTGGCTTTCAACGGTAGCTGTTACCTATCCAGGTGCGGCTGGAGCCAATTATTATGTCGTGTTCAGTGTGACTGGCACTACTCTAGCGAGTGGTGGTGTACTGGCTTTTGTCGGAGCAACTGTAATTAACTCCCTCAATTATGTTGCCGTCACCTCCACCCAGATTTTGTGCTTTGCTCACATTGCAAGCGCTGCCTCGACAATCACTGTGCAATTTGCTACCTTTACAGGAGCATCCATTACCAACAGTCGTTTCTTTGTTGCTCGTGATCGCAACTTGACGAAACCAAAACCCAAGTACGACATCATTTCATTGACAGAGCGGCTTGAGAATTTGGAATCACTGTTGAAGATAACGTCGGATCCAGACGACGACCCGACCTTAAAGAAAACTCCGCAACTCCCGCAACCGATCTTGGTATTAGATCAGTGTATATATTGTGGGCAAGAAAATCCAGATCATTTGGGTCGTAATTGTCCACAGCGTGCAAACAATGCACCAGTTGGGAGACGTGTATAAAAATAAGGTCGTCGCGCACTCCTCTTTGTGGGTGGGTATAGCAGAGGGACCGTGACTGTGTGGTCTATAATGGTAGACTAGACTAAACGGACCACTCCGTGTGGATAGAGCTCTGCAGGGCTGCAGTTATCTCAATTTTTGTGATTGTTCGTCCATTCTTGAGTGAAAATTCGATTGGTATGAATAATTTACAAACCATTTGAGAGGACTGTTGATTTCCTGCACAGCTCTCTACGCATCTGTGGATTGTCATTTGTTATGCTCAGCTACGGGAGTTAGTGGTGCTGAAACGCAC